ACTAGTACCTTGTTCAATTGCAAAATTATCACCAGAAATATGAGTCTTGATTGCATAGTTTCCTCTACCTGCTTGATGTAAAGTAGTAAATAATCCTGAATGTGGAAACTCTATATCGTCTTTAATTTGACGAGTTTCAGTATTACTCATTATACTTAAATGTCCTGGGTTTTGCTTGAAAGCCATCATTCCACCTCGATTGTTAGTATAATTTCTAGTGTATCAGATGATGCAATTGGACCAATACCTTCAAAATTAATTCTAGTCAGCATTACTTCTTCTATATCATATGCTGCTACTCCTGATTTTTGTCTATAAGGAATCCCCGGTGCTGGATATCCAGTACCTCCATCTACTCCTTCCATATTGGTAAAGTCTAATAATTCTGCTGGTAATGTTCCAAAAATACCTATTTCTTTAATTGAGTATCCTTCTAATTCAGTACCAGAGAATGATCTATAAAAATCAATTGTTGTGTTATCAGAAATAGTATTAGTTGTAAGTTTAGTAACTCTTACTGCTGGTGTAAAAATTGGTGCATCTAAGTTATTTAAATTGGGATTACTGGTATCGCCTCCTGTTCCTATATTAATTTCATCAAAATATTCGCTTATAAATCTCGCTATTTTTTCTTTTGCTTTTTGTGTAATCATGTTAAATCTTCCTCATATTCTACTGTCACCACTTCACCACCGAAGCCTATCGTGTTAGAGAAGCCCAGCGTATTACTAAAGCCTATCGTGTAAGTTCGACTTGTGCTGGTTATCTTTATCCTAATTTCCTTAATTTGTAATGTATCTAAAATGTCTATAGTGTCTGAAATATTCTTATGTTTCTTTTCTCTAGCAAGTGCCGCCAATTTCTTATTCGTAGTAAATAATTCTGCTAAACGATCTGTTATTGTTTTATTGTATGCTCCTATTTCAAGTTCTATAAGTCCTCCTAAATCTCTTCTCATTTCTAATATCACATATTGATTTCTTGGGATGTTATCTGTTGGGAAGTCTAGAGTTATAATATCTCCCGCTTTAGTTAATTCTAATTCTTGAGTTGTGAGTTTAATAGTGAATCTTTCATTTTGTAATGAGTGAATATTTAATAAATCTTGAGCCCTTTTATCAACTTCTGATTGAGTGATTAAAGTTTCATCTACTTCTTCCAGCGTTTTTCTACCAACTTCTTTTATACTTTTTCTATTACGTTTTATTCCTCTAGCAGTTGTTCCGTATACAATAATTTCATTGTAAAAATCGAATAAAGTTTTGTTTCTAGATACAGATATAATATTAGTATTTCCTTTATCATACGATAAATGGACTCCTGTATAATCTAAATCTAATGTGTCCGGTCTTATTTTTATACCAGTAGTTTCAGCTATTACTCTTTTACCTTTAAATCCAGCAACAAAATTAGAAGCGCTATAAATGTCTACTCCTGTAAATATAGGTGCGGTAAAGTATGGATAATCAGTAGAAGTTTTAGTATATACTATATTATTACTTTCCATTAAATCATTGACAATATCTTCTACTTCATCACAAATAGTTACTGATGATGCTATTGCTGTTTTAATAGGATTAGACATTTGAATAGGTCTTACAGTTGTAATGGTAAAAATTTCACCAAAGGATACAATACCTACCATTTCTGTATCTACACTTTCACTAAGATTTAATGTGCATTTCTTAGCTGTTGCATAGGGTTCAATTGTCATAAGAATATTTCTAACTTGTTGTGTTACACCATCGTTTAGTAAGAAAGTATATCCTTTTTGATTTTCATATGTTAAACCGGGTCCAAACATATATGAATAATTTCTTGGTACTATTTTTGTTTCATTAGTTTTTGGGTCCATATCTACTACAACATACATAGATAACACAGCTTCATCCCAATCTGATTCATATGTTTTATCTACAATATGATCATCACCTTCACTAGATTTAACATAATATTCAATATGTGGAACTTGTGTGTATGTTTCTTCTTTGAATGCTTTTTTAGTGTATCTTGATGATATACTATATAAATTAATATTGCTTGGAGAAAAAGGCCAAAGACAGACTTCAGCTGGTTTCATTATTCTATATTTTAGAGAGTCTAAATGAGCACCGTCGGGGGTATCTATTAATAGATAATGAACTTCAGCAGCCACATCTCTTTCTACTTCATGAGAAATAATATAGTGTATGTGTGATGGAAGCCTATTATTAATAGGTTCTGCTGTATCTTCAGAATTACCTCCCAAGTTAAAACCTTTTTCAGAAACAAGATACATTCCTGTTAAATTAGGACAGTATCTTATCCATTTGTTTCGTCCTGCAAATGTAGTCTCAATTTTAATAAGACAACTTTCAGTATTTTGATTAGATGCTACTGCTTCAGGATCACTCATATCTAATACAGGTTTGAATACCATACTAACGCCGTCTCCTATATTACCAGTATTGGTAATAGAGGTTGCACTAGTAGCTTCACTATTTGCTCCTGTATATGCTGCAAACTTTTTATCTATTTCTATTAAATAGCCACCCCATGCATTAGTATCAGCTTGGTTGTTTATATTATATATAGGATTAGCTAAAGATTTAGTACCTGATGTAGTATTACTTATACTAGAAGTAGCTCCTTCTCCAATTTTATATCCACCAGAACCTTCTATTCTAAATCTATCTAAGAATGCAACTTTACCTTCACTACCATATATACTGGGGCCTCTTGCGCTAGCATTTGTATTTGCATCGCAGTCCATTATTTCAGCTAGACCTTCACAAACCCTAGAAGGGTGGGTCCAGTTATTAACAGGGGGGGTAATTATTGTATGTACTTTAAATCTAGTAGCCGTCGGTATTTCTGATACAGTATTTTCATCAACAAATATTACAGTTTTATTCGCTTCTGTTGAATTATAATTACTACTAGATACAGTAAAAACACCATTATTATCTACTGTGTTTTCTATTGTAAAAGTGACACCAACAGTAAATATTTGAGTTAAATCTGCATAATATTGCCCCCAATCAATTCTATCAGCACTAGTATAAAAAGTAGTACCAACAACAGTAGTAGTGCCGTCAGTATATTTCATAGGATCATCTCCTAAAGTTTTATTAAATATAATTTTATTATTATATACTAATGGGTGTGAAACACTAAAAGTATTTACTGGACAACCCTTCCCCTTTAATATATCTCCGTATTCGTTAGTACCTATATATTTAGCAGCCAAGTTTACATTTAGACCGGTATTATCCATTACTGATATATCGCCGCCGGGGTGAACCGCCGTCTTCAGACCCAAAGCTCCTACATATTTACCATACATAGTATATACTCTATCTCCTATTTTCCAATCAGGTGGCCTCATACTAGAATAAACACCAACCCAGGGAAAACCAGCATCACCTTGATTTGCAGAATCAAACTCTGTACCGGGATTCGGAGAAGTAAATTGTTCACATTCAAAAGCAGGGGGTAATAATATATGCTGTAAAGTTCCAGTTACCCAACTTCCTGTTTCTACTGCATTAATAGGAGTATGGAAATATCTATGAATTTCATCAGTACTATTTATTCCATATACCCTAGTAAAATCTCCATCAAATGTAGACGCACCATAAAAAATAAATCCTTGAAGCATACTTAAAGCTCGATCTTCTCCTGCTCCCATAAGAGTAGATTCTCCTTGTCGACCGTAAACTTCATATTTATAATATGATTTATTGTGAATATTCCCTCTACCTGCATCAACATAATATAAATCTCCAGAAGTATAAAGTTTACCATTTATTTTTCTAGCACGGGCATCTATTATTATAGTCAGAGCGACAGCATCTATTGAATCTATTATTCCTATAAAATCTCCATTATCAGTAAATAAAGCATACCCTTCAGAGCCAATAAAATGAGTCACAGAAGCCATAGTAAAAGTATTAGTAGTATCATTAAAGCTAGTAATAGCACCACCATTTGTTGGTTCTTGATATAATACATATTCAAATAATCCAATATGTTCTTTTCTACTAGGGGGATTTTCAGGATCAACAGCATTAAAATGCCAGTCATATGTTAACTCTATTAGTCTTAATAGTCCAAATCTTTTTATATTATTAGTAGTTATCGAAGCTGAAGATATACTAACTCTTTCAAAAGAACTGTCTAGTTCAATAGTTCTATTTATACTTCCTGTATATTTCTCATGATATTCGAGACTTGGCTCTTTAGAAGTAGGACCTTGTAATATTAAATCAAAATCAGAAAAATTCCTGTTAATACTACCAATATGGTGTTCACGATTCATACTATCTGGATATAAATCACTAGGAGCAAATATAAACCAAGAGTGTGCTTTACTATCAGCCATTTCCCAATAATTTCTAGCATTAACTATTGGATTATATACGTATCCCATAGGTCCAGTGAAGTGATCGTTTTCTATTTCATACTTTAATTGATTAGTTCCATCTTGCTTCAAACCCCATGGCCCTCCAAAAGTGGAACTTCTATATTGAGGCATTTTTCCACTTTGTAATTTTGCACTCTGTGATACAGTAGTATCTTGGAAATTAGAACCCATAGCAGGAAACAACCCTTTAGTTTCAGGAGAGCCTTGCCTTTTATAATTATCACTTTCATTATATGCTCTTCCCCCTTTAGTATAAGTAGTGTAATCAACAGTGCTTATAAATAATCCTTCTGCATCGTTTAATCTAAAACTATTCACATCTATAAGGTCAACTAAAAATAATCTATTATTAACTTCAATCATACCCCCTACATTACGAATTATAATTCTATCTCCATCAGAAAAACCATGTGCGGTAGCAGTAACAGTACAAGGGTTTGCTCTAGTAATTCCTGATATTTTGGAACTAAAAGTTTTATTTTCATTAACAGTAATTATTTTAGGTTGCATTTGATATCCAGGATAAACTCTAAAAGCAGGGCTATAAGCATTTATACTTCCTGGCTTTCTAAAACTATAAAGGCCTTTAGTTATACCTGTAGTTCTTCTTCCTCTATAAAAGATAGAGCCCTTACCTGATGTTTGTAAATCTATATATCTCCACATAAATGATCCATATCTATTAATATAATCATCTGTTGTGTCTGCGTTGCCTCCCTGTTGACTAAACATTATCGGTTTTTTTCTTGAACCGTCACGAGTAGCTCTTAATGAAGAATTTACTAATTGTAACATGCCTCCCTTTCTTAAACCTTGAGTATTTAAATAATATAATCCATGAACAATGCTACTTTTCTTATAAAGTTTGTCATTAACAGCAATAGCTACTTCATTAAGTCTATCAATAACTAACCATGCATCACCACCAGCCGCGACTGACTCTTTGTAAACTTTTAAAACTTTACCTATAAGAGAAAATACACCATTAGATCCACTTGCTTCTGGACCAATATAATAATATTCATTATTTAATATATTAGTAAATTCTGTATTAGTACTAATTTCAAAATATTGTTCTGTTAATATAGGGACATCGAGTCCATCGAGACCGAGTATTGTTTCGCCTGTATCAGTATAATTTTCAAAACTAGAATGCTTAGGGTTATTATCCACTCTGGCTAAAATAGCTGGGCTTGTAGGAGCTAATTCTATAACAGAATTATCTGCGCCTGTATCTACTGATATAATATAGTAATCGTTTAGTGAAGAAATTGTGCTTAATTCTTTATATACAGTTGATGACCCACTTTCATCGGCTAATTTAGAAAAATAAGGAGAATCTGTAATACCATCAAAAGTAATTGATGTGGTATCACTGTAAATTGTTTTATTTGGTGAGTTAATATAATAACCTACAGCAGATACATTATCTGAAGAAGAAGAAGATATTAAAGAAATACTAGTAGCTCCTGTGAGTTTATTAATTGACATACCTGCATTAAACATTAGACCTTTCTGAGCCGTGTTCATTAGATTAGTAGTTGTCGAAGAAGCTAGTGGGTTTGAAGCTATAGCCTTACCAAAAAATATATTGTTCTTACTATATAATGTACCGGACCTAATAAAACTAACTTCTTTGAATATTTTATCTTCGATTGATAAGTTAACTAATGAAGGCTCTTGTAATGTAATATTTATATCGGGAATTCCAGGGGCAAAAGCAACCTGATAAATTCTACCAATTAAATCTCCATCTTCTGTAAATATATGTTGTCCTGGTTCTAGATTCAATACGTTCGCGGCTACGCCAGGATTAAGAGCTTCCACATATGATATTACAATAGTACTATCTATACCTGCTACTATTGCCCCCATTTTTTTAGTAGCCCCTGTATCTACTGTTTCAACAAAAGGCCCAAGAGTAGAATAAACATAGTCACCTGAATAAGCATAGCTTTTATTTGTAATAGGACCAAGAAGTTTTGAAACATCGTTTCTTCCACTTATATAATATTTCATCATTCCATCTTGAATATAATCTTCAAATGTTTCAACACTACCAACAAATATAATTTTATCTACAGTATAAACACCTTCAAAATAGTCTAAATAATTAGGTACTTCATAGTTAGTAATATTATCTGATACCAATGGTTGATACATTAATATTACAGGATCATATAATTTAACATATTTGTTAATTATATCTCCATATTTAACTTTCATATTTTTACCAGTATATTCAGCTCCACTTAAAATTAATTCTAAATTATTAATTCTAGATTCTGAATATGCCGCTAAATTTGTAGAAGCATATTTAATTATATCGCTTCCTCCGCTAAATGTAGGATTAATTTCATTAGCTATTGGTATAGAATTATATATAATATTAGTATCAATTTTAAAATCTACCATTAATGTTTTAGTTATAGCTCCCCATGTTTTTCTATATACTGTGTTATTAGTACTAATAGTAACATTACTAACTGTTTGACTATAATTGGTATCTCCTTTATACTTATATGCATCCAGTCTAACTTTTTGACTTATATAATTATCTCCGGGATATTTTGTGGGAGAATCAATTTCACCAGTAGTAAATGTTCTGGTGGTAGGTGAAAATCTAAAATAATAATCACCTATTTTAATTTCTTCATAATAAGATTTAACACCACTAATGTATCTTTGTAATAATAAACGAATATCTTCACCTTGTTGTAAGTTTTTAAATTTAGCAATTAAATTGGCACCATCCATATATAAATCAACATTACCAGGCAAAGCAAATAAAGCGTCTAGTTTAATATTTCCGCTAGCTATTCGTTGTTTAACTACCATAGGATCAAATTGTTTAATTTTCTTTCCCATGATTCTAGTAGTATCAATAATTCTAGCTTCAGCATAAGACCCTGTTTTAGTAACAGAATTATAAATTTTAGCATCCATTACCATTGGTACAAAATTAGATTTATCTGGAGAATCAATAAATCTTACATATCTTTTTTCTCCAGTAAATGTATCTGTAGTATTTGGAACACCAGCGTGAGTTTTATTATCTGTTGTTCTTTGTATGTTTCTAAAACAGTCAGCCCACTCTGTAAAGTCTACATCAATATTATAAAATAGTGCTGAAGCTCCATGCTCATTAGAAATTAATTTTGTAGTACTACTAGCAGAATATCCTACGTCATCATATGTTCTTAAAAGATCTATTAATGTAGCTGGCATAGTATAAGGTCCATAATCTTGTATATAATTTGAATATTGTTTTTCTGTTCTAAAACATGTTTGTCCGTGACTTTCTGTAGTTCCATCATACTTAGAAGATAACATTTTGTATTTTGTATTATGGTTTAATTGATTTTTATTATCTAATCTATCTTCATAGAAATAAGCTGTTGGTCTAGAAAAATGAGTAAAAACGTCGTGTCTTCCATCTCCTCCGCTAGCTTTTCCTAAAAGACCATATGCAATAGCTACAACACTAAGACCTGTTCCTGTTAAAGGTGGTCCTTCATAAATTGCAAATTTAGTATTTAAAGGTACATCTTCAGATAATTGTGGTTCAAACTCAAATGTATCACCAACTACATCTGAAGTAAGAATACTAGTAATTTTAGCAACATGGTGTATTTTATAATCATCTGCATATATTACCACAAAGTAGTCATATGTATCAGGTATTGTATCCCCATCTGCATCTAATGAACTAAGTAACTGTCCTTCAGGTGGGTCTAAGTTATTATAACATCTTATTCTATATGGTAATGTAGTTTCTAGATTCTTTAAGTAAGCATCACTTCCAGTAACAGGAGTAGTATTAGGATATTTTCTATTTAAAGAAAGGTATACATTAGAATTAGAAACCCCACGAGCAGTTGCTCCATGTCCAATGCCCCTAGGATGATGATGAAGAAGTTTCACCAGTATTCATAGGAAATAAATGGTGAGGCATTATTTATCCTCCTCGAATCTATAATATAAAAGCAAATTTCTATGCGAAGGTAATAATGTATCAATAGATCCAGGGTTTCTTACAACCCCATTACTTATTGCAAACTCATGTATTTCTCCAAAGAATTGATAAACGGCTGGTCTTCCGTATAACGGTGCAGGAATAAGTGTTTGGTTTTGTCCTATTTTACAATCTTCATTATCAATTTGAAAAACGTCTGTTAAATTTGGGTGGATAGCTTTTGCTGCTTCTATCCCATCAATATAAATTGTCATTGCTCCTGTTTCATTATTAAATGTTGCTGAAATATATGTACTGTTTAATAAATAAGGAGCTTCTTTTACAGTATCTGTATAGATATCAATAGGCATAGATAAAGTAGGAGGGTCTGCTTCTAATGTAATAGTATTAGCATCTGGTACTGCTTCAACTACACCAATTTTAGTAAATG